GATACTTGTCGGCACTATAACGAAATGCAGATAGTTCCGCAGTTGTTTTAAGGTCTATAATTGTATCACCTTGTATAATATCTGCTTTACCTCTAAAGGGTAGCCCCTCTAACATATCAATAGCAGGTACTTCAAACTCTGACTTGTTTAGTAATTGTATTGCACCCTCGTTTCTTAGTACTGCATCTGCAATCCTTTCGGCTGCTTTTTTTTCTTTATTTAAGAATACTTCTCCGTGCTTTGTCTTTTGCTTCCTTGTATATCTTTGTATTCTTTGTAGATGCTTCAATAAAATGTAGGTCATTTAATTTGTGTGGTTCTAGTACCATCCAATGGACTAACTTACCAGCTGCAAGTGCAGGACTATCTGAATTAGGGTCTCCATACTTAGTAACGTTTCTGTATGTCTTTGGACTTTTAAGTATCATTTTTAGACTACTGCTACTTAAAGCGTGTTTACCTAGATGACCGTAATAAAAATTGTCATCATACATTTGAGTTAGTATTTCTTCTTTACCCCAAGTTTCTCCGTTTAATAATTGTATCATTTGTTTGTTTTTAATTAATCTTCTTTTTCGTTTGGAAACAGTTCCTTTTCTATTATTTCAATTCTTTGTATCATTACCATTAATACTTTTTGCATTTGTTGGATTTCTTTTTGCATCCATATTAGCTTACTTTCTTTCATCTATTATTTGTTTTAGTTTCTGTATATATAAAGTTGCATCCATTAGTTCTTCTTGTAAATGCTCTAAGAACGTTTCTAAGCCATCTAAAGAGTCTTCTAGTGTAGTATTATACTTTTTTATTCCTACTTCGCTACGTGCGTCGTATAAGTCTTTTACTTCTTGTACTATTAAATCTTTTGAAATATTTTCTATTGGTCTTGTGGAGTTCATAGCCCATTGGCTGTTCATAAATTCATCATACAAGTTATTATCCCTTTCCATTTTTTCAATGTATTTTTTTACTGAATCACTCATAAACCTAATTCTTCTTTCTTTTTATATCTATTTAATTCTTTTTCTAATAGTTTTTCCCTACGTTCAGATGCCTTTGCTCTATCTATCGCTCTTAGTTTGTCGCTTAACATTTCACTCATTGCTATATGGTAATTACCTTTTTCAATTCTTAGTTTATTTACAAGTAATGCAATTTCTACAATAGCATCACTAACATCGTTTAAATCTTTGTTGTCAGGTTTTACTTTTTTCCATTCACTAATAACAGAAGTAATTGTTACTATTGCTGAATCCATTTTTAAATCTTCAATAGCAGTAAACTTCTTATACATATATTCTTTTGCTTGTCTCATAATACTTCTGCATCTATAACTGGTAGCATAGCTATCTCTTTTGGTATTTGGTTATTGTTTGTAAATGTAGTTGTTTTTTTTAAATACTTAACTTCCCAAGTTGGTTTTATTTTAAATAAGTTAAATC